GTCAGTACATCCAGAAAGAAATCAAGAATGGAGAGATAAACAAGATGATGAATTAGGTTTAAGAATGGCAGCACAGGAATGTGATTGTGATTTTACAACATCGGGACATACAGTTTTTGAAAATGAAATTATGAAATTTATTGAAGAAACTAACATATGTAACCCTTTAGAAAAAAGAGGTATAGAAGGAGGATTACATATTTGGGAATATCCAGATTATACAAGAAAGTATATAATAACAGCCGATGTAGCTAGAGGTGATAGTAAAGATTATTCTGCTTTTCATATTATTGATATAGAAGAATCTAAACAAATTGGTGAATTTAAAGGTCAAATTGGTACTAAAGAATTTGGTCATATGTTAGTTGCAATGGCAACTGAATATAATAATGCATTACTAGTAATTGAAAATGCTAACATAGGTTGGAATACAATTCAAGTAGTAATAGATAAAGGTTATAATAATTTATATTATTCACCCAAAGGAGAAGCAGCAACAAATGCAGATGCATTTTTAGCTAAAGGATATGATATAACAGATACAACAAAAATGGTACCTGGTTTTACAATGTCAATGAAAACAAGACCATTAGTAATAGGAAAATTAGATGCATATTTAAAAGATAAAGCAATTACCATTCAGGGAAAAAGAACATTAGAAGAAATGAAAACTTTTATTTGGTTAAATGGAAAACCAGAAGCCCAAATAGGATATAACGATGATTTAGTAATATCTTTAGCAACAGCATGTTATGTAAGAGATACAGCACTTAAATTTGCTCAACAAGGATTAGATATAACAAGAGCCACAGTAACAAATTGGCAACGAGATACTACCCCAGGTATTTTTACTGGAGGTATAAATAAGAAAAACACAGGATGGACACAAAATTTAGGAGAACAAGGAGAACAAGATTTGACTTGGCTTCTTGATTAATATGTATTAAAAAACAACAAGATGGCACAAGATATTAGTATTTTCACAAGATTAAAACGGTTATTTTCAAATGACGTTATCATTCGTAACGTTGGGGGAAAACAACTTAAAATTATGGATACAGGTAGGATCCAAAAATATGGAAACCTAGCAACAAATTCACTTTACGACAGATTTACTCGTATGCATAAACCTGTAGGATCATCATTACAATATAATCCTACGTTAAATTATCAGTCAATGAGACTACAGCTTTATAGTGATTATGAAGCTATGGATCATGATCCTATTATTGCATCTGCTTTAGATATTATAAGTGATGAAACAACTACAAGAAATGAATATGGAGATGTTTTAAAAGTAAATTCTTCAAATGAAAATGTAAGAAAAGTATTACATAATTTATTTTATGATGTTTTAAATGTAGAATTTAATTTAGCTACATGGGTTAGAAATATGTGTAAATATGGAGATTTTTATTTAAAAATGGAGGTAAGTGAAAAATTTGGTGTTTATAATGTTATTCCTCTTTCAACTTATGAAGTAGTAAGAGAAGAAGGAACTGATCCTGACAACCCATCTTATACTCGTTTTACAATGGACCCAAATGGTTTAGCTAGTGGTGCAACTAATACAATTAGACGAGACCAGTTTACATTAGAAAATTATGAAGTTGCACACTTTAGATTACTTACAGATTCTAATTATCTTCCCTATGGTAGATCTTATTTAGAACCATCTAGAAAAGTATTTAAGCAATTAATGTTAATGGAGGATGCTATGTTAATTCATAGAATTATGAGAGCACCTGAAAAAAGAATATTTTATGTAAATGTAGGATCTATTGAATCTTCACAAATAGAAACATTCATGAAACAAACCATGAATAAAATGAAGAAAACACCTCATATAGATCAATCAACAGGAGATTATAATATGAAATTTAATGTCCAAAATATGACAGAAGATTTTTATATACCTGTTAGAAATAATGACACATCAACTCGTATTGATACTACAAAAGGTCTAGATTATGATGGAACAACAGACATTGAATATTTAAAAAATAAAATGATGGCTGCTTTAAAAATTCCAAAACCATTTTTAGGTTATGAGGAAGGAGTAGAAGGAAAATCAACACTAGCGGGTATGGATATCCGTTTTGCTCGTACAGTTGAACGTGTTCAAAGAATTGTAGAATCTGAATTAACTAAAATTGCATTAGTACATTTATATTCACAAGGTTTTGATGATGAAGATTTAATTGATTTTAAATTAGAATTAACTGTACCATCAATTATCTATGAACAAGAAAAAGTTGAATTATATACTTCTAAAACAGCTGTAGCTCAACAAATGATAGATAGTAAAATAATGAGTAAAGATTGGGTTTATGAAAATGTATTTGGTTTATCACCAGATCAATATAATCAACAAAAAGAAGAAATTCTTGAAGATTCAATGAATACTTTTAGACTTAACCAACTTGAAAATGAAGGAAATGATCCAGTAGAATCAGGTATTTCTTATGGTACTCCTCATGATTTAGCATCCTTATATGGTAATAAAAGAGATAAATCAGTAGGACCAGCTCAAGTCCCTACAGGATATGATGAAAAAGATCCAGGTAGACCAGTAGAACGACCTCAACGATATCAATCTGATAAAAGTAATTTTAGTAGAGATCCATTAGGAAAAACAGGATTAGCTCCAGATAAAGTAGAAAAATTATCAGATGGAAATAAAGTTTCAACACTTGAAGCAGCACAACTTAAAAAATCTCTTCAAAAAATTCGTAATAAAAAACAAATTTTAAAAGAAGAAAATAGTAAAGGGATGTTATCTGAAAAAAATATTAAGCCTCAGGAATAGGTCTATATTTATATACGATAAATTCGAATTTATAAAAAATGAAAGTAAAACATTCTAAGTATAAAAATACTGGAATATTATTTGAGCTTTTAACTAGACAGTTAACCTCTGATACTATTGCGGGAAATCAACCAAAATCTCTGTCTTTTTTAAAAAAACATTTTAATAAAAAAACAGAATTATTAAAAGAGTATAAAATATATCATACTCTAGCTACTCAAAAATATAATAAGGACAGTCAAGCTACCATGTTAATTGAAACATTAATAGAGGTACATGAAAAGTTAAATAAAAGTCAATTAAGAAGAGAAAAATATAATTTAATTAAAGAAATTAAAGATACATATAATGTAAATGATTTTTTTAAAGCTAAAATCACAGATTATAAAGTAATGGCATCTATTTTCAACTTATTAGAAAATAAAAAAGCCACACCACTATCTATAGTTAATTCTAAAACAACTATTTTAGAACACATTACAGGAAAACAATTACCTAATAGTAAAAAGAATGTTGTTTTAGAAAATTTTGATAAACAAGATAGAGATACAAGATTACTTACTTATAAGGTTTTACTTGAAAAATTTAATGACAAATATAATGATTTACAAGATAACCAAAAAACATTACTAAAAGAATATGTTAACAGCGTTACTAACAGCCCTGCTCTTAAGTCTTATATCAACCAAGAAATTAAAGAAGTTAAAAAAACACTTACAAAATATTCTAAGAAAGTTGAAGATAAAGCAATAGAAATAAAATTACAAGAAACAAAAGATCTTATTAAACCATTATCTAAAAAATCATCTGTAAACGATGATAATGTTATTAACTTACTTAACTATTATGAATTAGTAAATGAGTTAAAAACAATCCATGGTTAGTCTTTTAGAAATATATAATATAAAAGAATCTGCTTTTAATGAATTAAAAAAAGATAGAGATCCTGCTAGAGGAAATAAAGGTAAAAGCAAAGAAAAAGATTTTTATTTAGTAGATGAACCTGCAGATTCAGAAACAGGGAACATAAAATCTAAAGTAGTATATAAACGTTCTTTTGGTAAAATGGTAGCAGATTTAGAAGCTGAAGCAATTGATTTAAATAAACTAGCAGAAGAAAACCCAGATGATATTGTATTATACAAAATATCTGAAGAACTAAAAGAACTATATAATAAATTTAGGACACATATTAGAAAAAAGTATCCAAACGAATATAAGAAAAAATAATGAAAAAACCATTTAATATACATGATTGGCAAGCTAAACAAACTATAAAACGTTTAACTGAACAGAAAGACATTGATAATATTATGAGAATGAATCCTGATGCTAATAGAGATTCATTAGATAGTTTATATCAACCTGACTTATCTGTTTATGGTAAAAAAGATGAAGATATAAACATCAATAAAGTATTATCTAATGGTGGGTATGATATTATTGATGATGAAGAATTATTAAAGACTGTTAAGGCTCGTCTTAAGGGTAAAAGTAATCTTGATGATTTAATAGATGCTGAGAAATTAAATCTTTTTGTAATGAAAATTGAAGATGAAGAGGGCGGAAATATTGATTTTAACGAAGCAAGTATGACAGGAACAGGTGCTTCATTTACTGCAGGATCAGGTGCAGGATATATGACACCAAACGCTTTTAAAAAGAAAAAAAAGAACTAATATGTTACTAACAGAATATAGACCATTTCAAGTAGATAAACAACTAGCAGAACAAGCTATTAAAGCAAATAAACCTTTAGTAGTATCTGGTATTTTACAACGAGCTGAAGCTAAAAACCAAAATGGTAGAATTTACCCTA